GTTTCTTAAAATTTTATAACTTATTTACTAGATTTTGCATTACATCTAACCCTACGTCTGTTTTAAAGAACATTCCTAGTGCGGAGTATGTGTTTTCTCCATAAGGAACAACAAGAACCTTTTCGTCAGTATTATCTGCCCAAACAACTGTTCTTCCGTCATCTTTAATAGACAACAAACCTTCTTCAACAGCTCTTACTGCTAAATTCCTAAGTTTTAAATTTTCATCATTCAATAAATCTAAAAACTCTTTTGGGTTTTGTCTAGCATAAATAATCATATCTCTTCTTAATTCAGAAGATGTCATATTACTTACATTTTTACCCTTATTTACAACTCTAGCAATAGCTTCTAAATCTGTGATATCTAAATCTTTTGCTGCTACCTGAGCGTCCAATGAAGAAGTTAATGTTTCAACCTCTTCTCCTGCTGTCTTCTCAGCATCAAACTCATAAAACTTACCATTAAACTCTGGATGTAGATATAAAAATTTAGCAAGGTTTGTATTATATCCTTCTACGATTAATTTACCATTTTCAAATATAATTGGTTCAACTGTTGCTAAACCATCTTGCTCATCCACAAATGGAGATATTTGATTAGTAGCCCATCTAAGAGCTCTATTCATTTGCCCATCAAAATGTGTTAACGGTTTTGTATTAGAGTGTTTAACTGGTAACATATACCTTAACGGTGTTCTGTTGCCACTTAAAATAAATATTCTAGTTTTTACTTCTAGTTGCGGTAATACAGATTCGTATCCGCTTTTACGTGTAGTAGTTTTACTTTTTGCCATTTTATTAAAATTAAATTAAATTAAAAAAAAGAGAATAGGGAGCCGTAGCTCCCTTCTCTCATTAAATATTACTGCATTAAGATGAAGTTATTAGCTCCCATAACGCATAATGCTCTTTCTGATAAGAAATGAACTTGCATTGCATCAAGATCACTGCTCATACCAGCTGAACCAGCTGAACCTGTTACCCAAGACTTATACTTTCTATCTTCAGATGCAGATTGTCTGTATCTTACGTGTAAGAAAGGTCTTTGAGCGTTTTGACCAAGAACTTGATCATAAACAGTCATAGTACCTGCAGGGACAATGATACCATCAACACCACCTAGTTTTCCTCTAGTTGTAGCGTCGTTTAAGTATTTCCAGTCACTCTTATAGAAATCATATCCTATTCTAAAGCCAGTAAATCCAAGATTTAATGCCATGTCTTCGTCGTTGTCAAATAGACCGTAAGAACTAGTTGAAGCTCCACTATTGTTTTGAGCTGCTAATACTTTGTCAATATCGAATCCAGTTGATCTGTTTACGAAGATTACATTTTCTTGAATTGCACCTTCTTTGTCTAAAACTTTAGCAATGTCCTCTAGGTCTTGTCTTGCGTCAATTGTACCTGAAGAAACGTTACCGTTGTTTTCTACTTCATAGAAAAGACCTTTAGTACCTTTGTAAAGGCTAGATGCAGCAGCTGAACCTGACGCCGCAGGAACACCTTCTACCATAGACAATTCTAGGTAATCTTCAAATCTTAATCTACTTTCATGCTCTGATTTTAAATACCAAAGGTATCCAGAAGCTCCATTTTCTGTAGTTACTTCAACCCAACCAATGTGAGCCATTTCAGAACCTGATACTTCATATTTTTCTTTGATAATAATAGGGTTGTTTTCTTTTGCAACGAAATCAGCCTCATAAGAACCTGACATTCCGTTTGTACCCTTTTTAAATTCAGAACCATAAACAAACATACTTACTGCATCACTAGCAGAAAATCCGCCAGATGCAACAAGAGTTGCTAAATTAAAACATTTAACATCAACAGCATCAGCTGCAGAAGCATCAGTTACAATTGCATGTAACGTAGGTCCTGTACCGTCTGTTTTTTTGATGATAATAGTTTGATTGTTTCTAAACTGATGTCCAGTTACAGCGATAGTATCACCATCAGTGATAGTACCTGAAGCTTGGATATGCAGTCTTCCTTGCTCGCTCCACTTAATTAAGTCAGAAGAACAAGGGATCTCAGCTGATACCATTCTTAAGAAAGAAGCTACGGATCTATTTCCGTATTTTTCAAACTCCTTTTCATAAAGGTCTGGTAAATATTGCTGAGCAAATGTGTAGTCACTACTGCCTAGGTAAGAGGTGTTTTGCAACGCCTTGCCTGGTGCAGGAGTGAGCGAAGTTGATCCACCAACACCTGATGAACCACCTGCGTCAAAATTAATACTTTGTGCCATTTTTAATAATTTTTAAAATTTAAACTTACTTTTTACTTTTTATTCTCAATCCACGACCAAAATCATTTGTGTCTTGCAACACTTTAAACTTGGGTCCTGGGGTAGATGTGTCTACATTAGTACGAACATTCATACTGACGTTTTTTCCATCTCTAACCACATCATTAACCGCATCTGCTTTGCCTTGCTCATAAAAGAACTTAGCATAACCTAACGGGTTCATAGCCATAGATAAAGCAGTATGATAGTCTTTTGCATTTACTAAGTTGCCATCATCATCAAGATACTTATTTATAAAGTTTCCTAAATCAGATTGAGCATTTACAGTGTCTTCAACATTTTTTGGTTTGTAAGTTAATTTTTTGTCACCTACACTGAATTCAAAACCTTTGAACTCTTCGTTGAAATACTTTTTAGTATTGTTTGTAAAAAACTCTCTACGCTTATCGTCAATTGCTTGCGCTTTTGTCGACTCATCATTGTATTGCTTATAAAAATCTAAAGCTTTCTTATAATCCTCAGGAACATTCTCGGCACTTGACTCAAGAGGAGTATGGTATTTTTCCCTTATATTACTAAAGTAATCTTTAGCCTTCTGCAATTCTTTTTTCATCGCTAGAGCTTTACTCTTTTTAGACCTATCTTCTTCATCTTCAGATACACCATATGTGTCCTCAAGATAAAATTCAATGTCCTCATCAGAGTATTCAGGATTTGTCTGAGCAAGATAATTTCCTATTAAAGAAACATCATCCATTTTATCAAAATTCTGTTGCGCTGCTACGAAGTCTTCTAAACCTCTATTTGTATCTTTATTATACTCAAGATATTTAATAACCTCTTCAGGCAACTCTAACTGGTTCTCATTATTTTTAAGAACGTCTTGTAATTGACTTTCGTCAATATTATAAGTGGACGATAAATAGTCCTTTATAATGTTTTGTTTATCAGTTAGCTCATCAGATTTTTCACTGATTTCTTTAGCTTCCTGCTTTTCTTGAACAACCTCTTCTTTTTCTTTTTTCTTTTCCTCTTTGGGCTCTTCAATAATTTCTTTTTCCTCTACTACAGCTTCTTGTTTTTCAGCGACTTCTTCTTTAGCTGCAGTTTTATTTTCTTGATGCTCCTTTTGAATTTCTTCAGGAGACTTACTCATATCTACTTTGAAGTCTACTTCTTCTTTGTTTTTATTCATAATTGATTAAATTAAATTTTTATACAAATTTATATAAAATTTTTACACGTTTTTTCCACCCTGCATTTTAGACATTATTGCATCTAGCATTCCTGCATCTTGTTGAGGTGATGCTGGTGCCTGAGGCATAGGAGGTTGTCCTGGCATGGCTTGTGGATTTTGTGGAATTTGTGGTTGTTGTGGTTGCATCATAGATGGCATAGACGCAGGACTTTCTGGTTTTCTACCAAAGAATCCTCCTCCTGCGCTTTTCATTTGATCATATTGTGATTTTGCAGATGAATCAAATTTACGTGGAGCTGTGTTGCTTTTTCTTTGCGCTATTAACTCACTCTGTTGAGAAGCTTGCATTTCTGTTCTTTTATCTTTTCTATCTTCTCTAGCTGTCTCTCTAGTTTGTAAACCTTTTGTCTCCATACCTTTCAACTGCATTTCATACTCGTATTTTATCTTCATCATCTCTGCATCTATTTCTTTTTGTGCTTGAAGTTTCTGCATATCTAATTGAGCTTTTAATTGTAGCAATTCAGCTTCTCCTTTTGTTTTAACTTGCTCTTCTTGCATTTTACTCTGTGATGCAGCTTGTGCAGCTTGTTGGTTTGCTTGAGATTGTAGTTTGATATTGTTTTCTTTTTTCTTTTCGTCAGATTGTTCTTTTCTCTTTTTTCTAATTTTTAAAAGCTGATTAGCTAAAGTTGCATTTTTGACTTCTCTGACATCTATAGCATCTGATAAATCTATCATTTTTGCAGCAATAGCTTGCTGTATATTTTGTTCTAGTTTAGCTTTTTCTTCTTCGTCTGGTTCTAATTCTATAAATATTCCAAAATCATGTAAATGCATTTCAGCTAATTCCTGCATTATTTCAAAATTGTTTTTACCTATCATCTGCGCAAAATCATTTGAAAAATCAGAATACGTTAATATATCAGACACTCTGTATGATATAGCCTCACATAATCTTTTAGTTAATTGAATTCCAGATAATAACACATGTCTTGTAGCAGTATTACTATTCAATGCAGCTAATTTTTGTAAACCAACTAAAGCAGTA